ATGCTGGAACAAATGGGCATTGCCGCGAAGCAAGCCTCGTATAAATTAGCGCAACTCTCCAGCCGCGAAAAAAATCGCGTGCTGGAAAAAATCGCCGATGAACTGGAAGCACAAAGCGAAATCATCCTCAACGCTAACGCCCAGGATGTTGCTGACGCGCGAGCCAATGGCCTTAGCGAAGCGATGCTTGACCGTCTGGCACTGACGCCCGCACGGCTGAAAGGCATTGCCGACGATGTACGTCAGGTGTGCAACCTCGCCGATCCGGTGGGGCAGGTAATCGATGGCGGCGTACTGGACAGCGGCCTGCGTCTTGAGCGTCGTCGCGTACCGCTGGGGGTTATTGGCGTGATTTATGAAGCGCGCCCGAACGTGACGGTTGATGTCGCTTCGCTGTGCCTGAAAACCGGTAATGCGGTGATCCTGCGCGGTGGCAAAGAAACGTGTCGCACTAACGCTGCAACGGTGGCGGTGATTCAGGACGCCCTGAAATCCTGCGGCTTACCGGCGGGTGCCGTGCAGGCGATTGATAATCCTGACCGTGCGCTGGTCAGTGAAATGCTGCGTATGGATAAATACATCGACATGCTGATCCCGCGTGGTGGCGCTGGTTTGCATAAACTGTGCCGTGAACAGTCGACAATCCCGGTGATCACAGGTGGTATAGGCGTATGCCATATTTACGTTGATGAAAGTGTAGAGATCGCTGAAGCATTAAAAGTGATCGTCAACGCGAAAACTCAGCGTCCGAGCACATGTAATACGGTTGAAACGTTGCTGGTGAATAAAAACATCGCCGATAGCTTCCTGCCCGCATTAAGCAAACAAATGGCGGAAAGCGGCGTGACATTACACGCAGATGCAGCTGCACTGGCGCAGTTGCAGGCAGGCCCTGCGAAGGTGGTTGCTGTTAAAGCCGAAGAGTATGACGATGAGTTTCTGTCATTAGATTTGAACGTCAAAATCGTCAGCGATCTTGACGATGCCATCGCCCATATTCGTGAACACGGCACACAACACTCCGATGCGATCCTGACCCGCGATATGCGCAACGCCCAGCGTTTTGTTAACGAAGTGGATTCGTCCGCTGTTTACGTTAACGCCTCTACGCGTTTTACCGACGGCGGCCAGTTTGGTCTGGGTGCGGAAGTGGCGGTAAGCACACAAAAACTCCACGCGCGTGGCCCAATGGGGCTGGAAGCACTGACCACTTACAAGTGGATCGGCATTGGTGATTACACCATTCGTGCGTAAATAAAACCGGGTGATGCAAAAGTAGCCATTTGATTCACAAGGCCATTGACGCATCGCCCGGTTAGTTTTAACCTTGTCCACCGTGATTCACGTTCGTGAACATGTCCTTTCAGGGCCGATATAGCTCAGTTGGTAGAGCAGCGCATTCGTAATGCGAAGGTCGTAGGTTCGACTCCTATTATCGGCACCATTAAAATCAATAAGTTACACATCATTAGTACCTTCCTTATTTTTTGACTGGGACAAATTTGGGACCGATGGGTTCAGGATCGAGTCTATTTGCCGTGCGTGTTCGGTAAGGTGATTAGGTGCAAGGTGAGCATATCGACGAACCATTTCGATAGACTCCCAGCCTCCCATTTCCTGTAACACTGACAACGGGACTCCGGCTTGAACCAGCCAACTTGCCCAGGTGTGTCTCAAGTCGTGAAATCTGAAATCATCAATACCAGCCCGTCTCAGCGCCGCTTTCCAGGCTGTGTTTGCGTCATACCGCATCTTCCTTACTGTTGGCGCTTTCGTTCCGTCTGGTTTGGTACAGCTTTCCTTGTACACAAATACCCAACGGTGATGATTCCCGATTTGTTTTTTCAATACGCGACATGCAGTATCATTCAGCGCAACGCCAATTGCGCGGTTTGATTTACTCTCTTCCGGGTTTATCCATGCCACCCGGCGCTGCATATCTATTTGTTGCCATTCAAGGTTGATGATGTTCGAGCGTCTTAAGCCTGTTGCCAGTGCAAATTCAACAACAGACTTTAATGGCTCCGGACATTCATCAATCAGCCTTTGTGCTTCATGGGGCTCCAGCCAGCGGATCCGTTTATTCTTTGGTTGAGGCACTTTAATAATTGGTGCCTTATCCAGCATTTTCCATTCACGCTCTGCGGCTCTTAGTAGGGCCTTTATAAATGAAAGATGCGTAGCCTTCGTTGCAACGGACGCTGGTTTTGGCGTGTATTCTGGAACAGGTTTCCCTTTTTTTCTGCATGCTTCTGCCCTGAGTTTCCAGTTTTCCTCATGACGCCGGTTTGTCATTTTCTGCATTGCTGAATAAATTTTTGATTCAGTAATGTCTCTTAGTTGCATTCCTGCGAAATGTTGAAGCCAGAATCCGATCCGGCTTTTGTCATCGTCCAGTGATTTTTTATGTGCTTTCTCTTCAAGCCACCTGACACACGCTTCCTCGAACGTTATATCAGGTATTTCACCAAGTTTGCTGACCCGCCATGCTTCAGCCTTTAGCTTGTCATGGAGTTCTGTCGCCTGCCTTTTGTCCTTTGTTCCAAGAGACTGTTTAAATCTTTTACCGTTCGGCAATGTGAAACTGGCGTACCATATTTCACCTCTGCGGAAGAGTGACATTTTCTTTCCTCTGTTATGCCATCACCCGCGCTCACCTGGACAGTATGCAGCGGAGACTGAAGAGCCGCAATGCAGGCTTGTCGTGTTGTGAGGTAAGGAGATTTATTCTTAGTGGGATCTTTGCGTGTTGCCTGAAGACGCCCCGTGCGTATCCAGTTAATGGCAGTCGGTCTGGATATCTTGAGAAAATGACAGGCCTCATCGAGTGTGAGGCTGTATGGCTCCATTATTTCACCTCTTGTTGTGACATTGTTGAAAAATGGATACCTGCTCGTTGCTGCCAGACGATCCAACCGAGAGTCATATCCCATGCCATGTATTCGTTATCGCCGTTTTTTGCTCTCCGACGATCTACTAAGTCACCGAAACGCTTTTCCATGAATAATTCATAAGCTTCGCGTTCATCTGGTTCTACTTCCAGAGATAGGAGTGCGATTTCATAAGCACGGCGCTCAATATCGTCTCGCACGTCAAGGCTGCTGATACGCTCTTTAATTTCTTTAATCAGTTCTTTGTCGGTAAAAGTGGTCATTATGCTCCAGCCTCCGGTGCTTTTGGCATTACTGCCCAGTGAGTGATATTGACGTTTTCAAGGTCCCCGACCTGAAATGTCCACTGCCATTCTCCGGTTTCTTTTTGTCCCCAGGTGTACCAGAGAGAACGCCAGCCAATTAGCCAGCCTTCTCCGTTAGCATCGAATAACAAAACACTTTCATTTGCTGGTGGCAGTTCAGTTGACACTGGTATTACTTTGTTTTCCTGTGCTGCACATTTAGCTTCAAGCGCATCGAATTTACGCACCAGGTATTCAGCATCTGTTTCATTCACTTTCAGATCTCGCGGTACACATCTCCCACGAAGAAACCCTTCCATTTCGAAAACATTCATGCGCATTTGCGTAACTCCGATAACTCGTTAAAACGTTCCATAAACATCCCGTAGGCATGGCCCGGTGCCTGTGGAATCACTTTGAACATCTCTGTTGCCGGGATACCTTCCAGTACAGGCCAGAAAGAGCCATCATCAAGCCCGAGATCGCGGCGTTCGGTTGCCAGCATAATGAGATCGGCATATTTCACTGGCGTGCTCATAACAGGAGGTAACCCGTATTTCTCACGGATTACGGCGTCTATTTTTTCTTCCATCCGTTTATAGTCAGGAAGAAGTCGTTTCAGTGGTGCGGGGATGTCCTGGCAATATGCTTCTGTTGCATCATGCATTAAAGCTTCAAAAGCAAATTCCTGTGGCACCAGCTGGCTGCAAAGCACCGCATGTTGGGCGACACTGTAGAAGTGTGAAAGATGTCCTGCAAAGCGACAGATATTTGAAAGGGAAATCGCGATATCGTTAATAACGATGTCGTCTTTATTTATCCTGTCATAATAAAAATGCTTCCCGGAAAAAGTTTTAATAAATGACATTTTGTTCTCCACGTATATGCGCTGCACCGCGCTGAGTTTGGGTAAAAGGAAGCCCTCACCATCCGGTGATTATTGAGTTAATTACGTTTCCATAAATGCCCCCGCAGGGGCATTTGCAGTAATGAAATCAGGCGGTGAAAGTACCAATAAAGGTTTCTACTTTGCTGTCTTTGAATTTCTCAACAAGCAGATCACGAAATTCGTTAGCCATATCTTCCTGCACTGCTTCCAGCTGAATAATGCGCAGAACCAGTACAGGACGATCGCCAGTGATAATGCTGAGGCGTAATTTAAACGGACGTTCTTTCAGACCTTCAAACGGAACGCATTTAAATTCAAATGCCACTGGCATAATGTCTTTGGTCTTCGCTTCGACAGATTCCATCAGGGAGCGTTTGCCGCTGAAGTCATTATCTTCAAAATCAGCGGTCTGGTTTGCTTCAATCGTGATTTTACGGATTGCCGCAGCCGCTTTTGTTGCCTGAATGGCGTCACCATTAGCATCAAAGCCCACAAGGTAGTCGGCCCAGTCTTCAATCCATTCTGCCAGTGACTTCTGGGAGTTACGCTCGCCGTTAACAGACAACAGAGCAGAGAACGGTGCTGTCTTTTTCAGTTTGAGTGTGGCGGTGTTATCTGCGTGACCTGGTTCATCAATAGTACCCAGGTTAAGCACACTGACGGCACGCATATTATCAGCATCGATAAAGCAGCGGGTGCCTTCATCTGCAAGATCTTTAGAATAACGGGTAAAGTCATCGATGCTGGCAGTGGAAAGCGCACCACGGAAACGGAAGCGATTTAAATTAAATTTTTCCAGATCATGAATGCGGAAATTCTCAGGCAATGCCACAGCATCGGCACCAATCTTACTGATAATTTCATTAACACCCTGAGCAGAAATAAGGGCATGGATTTGATTAATTGCGGTTGCGTCTAAGTTCTGAGACATAATAAGTCCTCACTATATAAAGATATTCAGTGATGAGATAAATAATCAGTTAATTAAAAACGATATTAACGACCTGCTGCGCGGAGTTTTCCGTCAGGTTCACCGGCAAGAGTCAGCAACTGTCCCTGGTCTTCCTGCAGAATAGTCAGGCGACCACCGCGATTGACATACATCGGCGTTTCGGTGGTGTCTTCTTCGGAAATTTTCCCGCGGTTAGTCGGGCGAACATATGAGAGTTTGTGTTTGATTTTCACTCGGTTCTCATCAAACGGTTCGATTTCCAGGTTGAGCGAGACCTTACCTTTGGTTTTCGTGTTCATCACACCGGAAGCGACTTCACTGAGAACTGCGCCGATTTTGGTTTCAAATACGCCGCCGTCCAGCTCCCCGATAAATGCCTGCACATCAGTACTGCGTTCGCTAGCCATTTTGCTGCTCCTCATCATATCGACCCTGCAAGGTCGGTTAGTTTCTCCACAAAACAGAGAAGAACACCTGCGGTGGCTGCCGCCCGGATGGATTGGGTTATGAGCCCGTCGTCCGGTGATGCTCTTCTCTGTTTTGTAAAAAGGACGGTACCAGCCGGAAGCAAGGGTACAAGCTGGTACCGCCAAGACTACACACAGCATAAAGTTGTGGTGCCGGGTGCCTCCCGGTGCCTGGCGAAGGTTGCACACCAGGCGGGTGGGTATCCACAGAAGGTCGACTGTCAGCCTCAACCTTAACCCGCGTGCGCTGAGCCGCATTCACCACAACGCTAAGGATTCTCTCTGGTTGAAAATACTTAGCTGTTATGTGCCTGCTTTTAGCCACATCAGGCGAGGTGGACCTAGTTATTCCCCAACAACAAGGATTCGGTTAATCTGGTTATCCCCAACAACGCAAAAGGAAAAGAAATGTCCGGTAATATCTATACGCTGTACAAATCCCACTGTGAAAATGTTGGAAAGTATCGGGGCATTGAAATCAGTGGGGTAGTGTCATCAGTCGAAATAAGCAAAGTTGAATCAAGGGCAACATTACTTACTCTTCTGGACCTTGTCTTACATGAGCACCGGAAGAAATTCGGCACTCCCTATAATCAGTTGAATGGGAAAAAGGCTCTGGTTCACCTTATTCTGATGAAGCATCACTGGATGCCAAAACAGATTAATGAGATGAAATTTGATGAACTTCTTCTTTCAATTCAGGATGAACTCACACTTGATAAAATAAGCGTAACCGCCCAGAAATTTTTAGATTATCGAGACTGGAGATCACAAATTCATCACTTTGATGATTTTGACGAAAATGAATGGGATCCTAATTTGTCTGCACAATATCTAAAGTAACATCCTGTGATAAAACCGTGATTTCCTGATCCAGTTTTTTTAAGGAGTCTATTGTTTCCTGTCGATAAGACAGCACTTCACGAAGCTGGTTTATAGCTGCCAGCTTCTTTGTCATCCACTCATAAATTTCCTCATCTGTGTAGCCAGGCGCGACGATTTTGGGTTCTGTTTTGTGCATTTCACATCTCCTCAAGTTATCAGTTACTTGTTGATGGGGACCAGATTGTTAAAGAGCTAAGCGTCCTGTAGGGCGCTTTTTTGTTGCTAACGAATCATCCTGGACTTCATATGCCCCAGGCGGCTACTTCGTGGGCGTCCTGCCTGTTCGTTTTTGACATTTACTGACTGCTTACGACACATGCACCGTGTTGCAACCAGATTTTGTTGTAATCCTGTAGTTGGTCTGGAACAAAAGATAAAATTAAATTGCGAGATATGCAAGTGGTATTTGCGAGATATGCAAATTTATAGGTAATAAAAAGCCACCTTTCGGTGGCCGATGGATGGGATATTGAGGTTAATTATGTCTCTTAAGGGTTTGCGACTGACTGATTAAGACCTTTCCAAAGACCATGAATCGGTGTTCGTTTTCGCTAGTAATTCCCCATTCACGGTAAATCTGGTTATCAGAAATCACCAGCAGTTTGTCAGGAATCATTTGAAGTCTTTTAACGTATATTTTGTCATCAAAACCAAAGACATATATACCATCACCATCAAACTGATTGATGCTGACATCAACGAAGATGAGATCTCCTGGCTCAATGGTTGGACACATACTGTCCCCACGAACGTTGATAACTTTGATGTGATTGGCTGGTCGTCCGCCGAACATTGATACAGCATTATCAGTTCTGTATTCGATGGCATGAATCACATCAATGACATCACCGCCCTGGATAAGGCCATTTCCCGCACTGGCACTGATATCCAGCATTTCAATACGGAACACATCCTTCACCTGCGCAACATCCTCATTATTACTGTTTTTATATACAGTATTACTTTTGTGGGCAGAGGTAAAGAGATCAGCAATATCAACACCTAAGCTCTTGGCAATATTACTCAGTGTTTGTTCGGTAAATTGTTTTTGCTTACCCGTTTCTAAGCGCGAGATGTTCGCCGCATCTACTCCTATCGCTTCAGCGAGATCGGCGATTTTCATGTTCTTCGCTTGGCGAAGTTGTCTGACTCGGTTTCCTATGTTCATGCGTTTATTACATTTCTTTATTGCGTGATAAGCAAATCAACTTGCGCAAAATAATTGCGTGAAATAACATGCATAACGCGCAATATTTGGAGGGCGTATGCAATCACCATTACGAAATGTGCGTAAGGCGCATGGTTTCACTTTGCAGCATGTTGCTGCGGGTGTTCAAGTCAATCCAGCGACGTTGAGTCGTATTGAGAGGCTGGAGCAGATTCCATCTATCGAGCTTGCAGAACGTTTAGCCAATTTTTTTAAGGGTGAAGTCAGCGAAATGCAGATTCTTTATCCGGCACGTTTTCAATCTAGCCAAAACCAGAATGGGTTTAAACCACAGGAACAGGAGGTGAACCGTGGGTAAGCATCACTGGAAAGTAGAAAAACAGCCTGAGTGGTACGTGAAAGCTGTCAGAAAAACTATCGCAGCGTTGCCGGGGGGGTACGCTGAAGCTGCTGACTGGCTGGATGTAACAGAGAACGCATTATTTAACCGCCTTCGTGCCGATGGCGATCAGATTTTCCCGCTGGGATGGGCAATGATTTTGCAACGTGCTGGTGGAACTCACTTCATTGCTGACGCTGTGGCGCAGTCTGCAAATGGCGTCTTTGTGTCTCTTCCTGATGTCGAGGATGTGGACAACGCCGATATCAACCAACGCCTGCTGGAGGTCATTGAACAGATCGGCAGTTATTCAAAACAGATTCGTTCAGCAATTGAAGACGGTGTAGTGGAACCGCATGAGAAGACAGCAATTAACGACGAGCTGTACCTCTCAATTTCGAAGCTGCAGGAGCATGCAGCACTGGTCTACAAAATTTTTTGCATTTCAGAAAGTAATGACGCCCGCGAGTGTGCAGCTCTGGGCGCCGTGGCGTGTCGTGACTGTGGAGAAACTAACGCATGAACAGTTTAACAACACACTACCGTCGCTCGCAACTGATTGCGCTTCCTGTACCGGGTGGAAAAGCGAAGGTGGAGTATTGCTATGCAGTAAATGTACCAGGTGGCAGGGTAATTGTAACCCACAGCTTTGCAGAGTGGGCTGTGGGTGATTTTAACCGGCAAAAGGAGACAGTCCTTTGCGACAAGTTAACCGCTGGTTCAAAGATCACTACGGAGTACCCGTCAGAGTCATTCGTTGGGAGCCGGAAACACAACGGGTTATCTACCTCCGTGAAGGCTATGAGCATGAGTGCTTCAGCCCGCTCGAACAGTTTCGTCGTAAATTCAGGGAAATAGAGGTCGGTCATGAGCACTAAATTAACCGGCTATGTATGGGATGGTTGCGCAGCGTCAGGCATGAAATTATCCAGCGTGGCAATTATGGCCCGCCTGGCTGATTTCAGTAATGACGAAGGTGTGTGCTGGCCATCAATTGAAACCATTGCCCGTCAGATTGGCGCGGGGATGAGTACCGTCAGGACGGCTATCGCACGGCTGGAAGCAGAAGGCTGGTTAACGCGTAAGGCGCGTCGCCAGGGTAACCGCAATGCGTCGAATGTTTATCAGCTTAACGTTGCGAAGCTTCAGGCAGCGGCATTTTCTCAACTGTCAGATTCTGACCCGTCAAAATCTGACGCATCAAAATCTGACCCGTCAAAATTTGATGCGTCGAAATCTGGCAAAAAAGCGGGTTTTCACCCGTCAGAATCTGGCGGGGATCCGTCAGTAAAATCAAAACATGATCCGTCAGATAAAAAACCTTCTCGTCCGGACGCTTCGCAACCGGACACGCAGACGGATGAACAGGATTTTTTAACTCGCCATCCTGATGCGGTTGTATTCAGCCCTAAAAAGCGCCAGTGGGGAACGCAGGATGATTTGACCTGCGAACAGTGGCTCTGGAAAAAAATCATCGCCCTGTACGAGCAAGCCGCCGAATGTGACGGCGAGGTGGTTCGTCCCAAAGAACCGAACTGGACAGCCTGGGCAAACGAAATTCGCCTAATGTGTGTGCAGGATGGTCGTACTCACAAACAAATCTGCGAGATGTACAGCCGCGTCAGCCGCGATCCGTTCTGGTGCCGTAACGTGCTCAGCCCGTCGAAGCTGCGGGAAAAATGGGATGAGCTTTCCCTGCGCTTATCACCGTCCGTCAGCACGTACACCGAAAAACGCGAAGACCCGTACTTCAAATCCAGTTACGACAACGTGGACTACAGCCAGATCCCGGCAGGATTCAGGGGGTGATCATGAGTCTTTTGAATGAAGTTCAGAAATTCATTGAAGCCCATCCGGGGTGTACTTCCGGAGACATTGCGGATGCTTTTGCAGGTTACTCACGGCAGCGCGTTCTGCAGTCAGCAAGCAAGTTACGTCAGAGTGGGCGTGTGGCTCACCGTTGTGAAGGAGATACACGCAGACATTTCCCACGCCTGCCGTTCAGTGAATGCAGCGGTAGAGCATCTTCGTGCACTGGAGAAAAAAGGCGTCATCACGATAAAGCGTGGCGTGGCCCGGGGGATAACGCTTCATACCGCGGTGAAGGACGACGACAGCGAGGCGGTCGGGATTATCCGCGCACTGCTTGCCGGTGAGGAAAACGCCAGGCTGCGTGCAGCCCACTGGTTACATGAGAGAGGCCTGAAAGTATGAAGCTGATCTTGCCTTTCCCGCCCAGCGTGAACACGTACTGGCGACACCCCAACAAAGGGGCGTTTGCTGGTAAGAGTCTGATAAGCGCGGCGGGGCGAAAATTCCAGAGCGCGGCGTGCGCAGCAATAGTTGAGCAGTTACGTCGTCTGCCGAAACCAACGTCGGCACCTGCTTCAGTGGAGATCGTGTTGTTTCCTCCGGATAACCGGATCCGCGATCTGGACAACTATAACAAGGCGCTGTTTGACGCCCTGACCCACGCGGGTGTGTGGGAAGACGACAGTCAGGTGAAAAGAATGCTGGTGGAGTGGGGACCGGTTATCCCGGAAGGGAAGGTCGAGATCACTATCAGTAAGTACGAGAAAACGGCGGGTGCAGCCGCCTGATCAAGAGGAGAAACGAAGTATGAATAATCTGATGGTCATTGATGGTATTGAAGTTCGTCGTGATACTTATGGGCGTTACAGCCTGAACGATCTGCACAGGGCTGCCGGTTCTCTGGATAAGCATAAGCCTGCATTCTGGCTCCGCAATGAGCAAACTGAACGTTTAATAAGCGAGTTGCAGATTTGCAACTCGGTCAATATAGAGCCAGTTAACGTTATTCGTGGCGGAAATAACCAGGGGACGTATGTCTGCAAAGAACTGGTGTACCGTGGCATTTGAAGAGAAGTATGGTTCCCAGCTGGAGCTGATATTTCGTTTTATCGATCGTGCGCTGGCAATAGGCGTACTGGCGTAAGTGGAGAACGAGCATGAACCTTGAAGCCTTACCGAAATATTACTCCCCGAAATCTCCAAAACTGAGCGATGACGCACCGGCGACAGGCTCTGGTGGTTTAACGATTACGGATGTGATGGCTGCGCAGGGGATGGTGCAGTCGAAAGCACCGCTTGGGTTTGCCTTATTCCTGGCAAAAGTTGGTGTTCAGGATCCTCAGTTTGCGATTGAAGGTCTGCTCAATTACGCGATGGCACTGGATAACCCGACATTGAATAAATTGAGTGAAGAAACCCGGCTACAGATCATTCCTTACCTTGTGAATTTTGCCTTTGCTGATTATTCCAGGTCTGCGGCAAGTAAGGCTCGCTGTGAGCATTGTGCTGGTACTGGATTTCATAATGTATTGCGCGAAGTGGTGAAACACTCCAGAAGCGGGGAGTCTGTTATCAAGGAAGAGTGGGTGAAGGAACTATGTCAGCATTGTCATGGTAAGGGAGAAGTCAGCACAGCGTGCAGAGGGTGTAAGGGTAAAGGTATTGTCCTGGATGAAAAAAGAACCCGGCTTCATGGTACGCCTGTTTATAAGATTTGTGGGCGTTGCAATGGAAAACGGTTTAGTCGTTTACCAACCACACTGGCGCGGCATCATGTCCAGAAACTGGTACCAGACCTGACGGATTATCAGTGGTACAAAGGATATGCAGATGTCATTGATAAACTGGTTACAAAGTGCTGGCAGGAGGAATCTTACGCTGAAGCACAATTGAGAAAGGTGACAAGATAAGTGATCTTCGCCGAAAATGGTGACATCATGCTTGCAATTTTCAAAAAAACATGGATAAGATTTTCTCAACGATGGGCTTTATGTATCTGCTGTTGATAACCTTCAAGAACTCGCCATTGAGCGGGTTTTTTATTGTGTAAAAACAGAATGACGGTATTAATTAGTAATATAATTATTCGACCATACAACTAGGGGTCGAAAAAATGTATGTTTTTGAGTTAATCAAGCCAGGCAGTAATCTTAAGTTTGAAAACAGAGAGTTAGAATGGACGTTTAATAACTTATTATCCCATTTAGAAACTGCATTTTATGATGCTAATGTAGCATTAAATTTATTCGAACAGGAAAGAACTAAGAATAACAGTAAATTCGATAATATTTCTCAGACATGGCAAGCTGATGTACAGAAACGACAAGCACTGGAAATGCTGGTTCGTAAAGAGTTTGGTTATCAACCTTATGAATATTCAGAACAGGTTTTTTCAGAGGTCGAGCTACGTCTAAAAAGAGAAAAATGGAATAACGGTGAATATCCGTTGGCTCATCAACACAGATTGATCTTCTTACATGCAAAATCATTTCTCTACGCTTTGGATGCTATTGATAAATTTTTAAAGGTAATTTCAAAAGAAAATGGCGCGCCAGAGAACATTAAAAAATTGCATGAACAGCTTTCTAAAGACTTTCCGAATTTAAGAAAGGTAAGGAATTCAGCTCAACACATGGAAGACAGAGTTCGTGGGCTTGGTGCAGAGAAAGAACCAAAGCCAATAAAACTCAAACCTGTAAATAATATTCATGTTGTTGCACCTCAGGGGGCATTGATGTTGAATAACTTATTCGGAACTAAATTTGGGTGCACTATGGCTGATGGCTATTATGGTGAAGTAGATATTTCGACAGAGTCTTTGGCAAAGTTGCAAAATTTAATCCAAAAAGTTTTTAATTCCTTCAGTTGGGAAGGACCAAAGCAACACCTTCCCCGATAACATTTTCTTTTTTATTGAAAGCCGCCAAATAATTGGCGGCTTTTTTATTTCACAGTACCCGCAAATATCGCGAGGTGAGAGATGACGAAATGCCTCATAACCCAAATACCTGGCTGGACTTGGTCCAGAGCTGGTGGCGTGGAGACACACCGCTGGGCGCAGTGATTATGTCGATTGTTATGGCTGGCTTGCGCATTGCATATTTTGGCGGTGGTGGGGGCTGGAAACGAAAAACACTCGAGATTTTGCTCTGTGGTGCTCTGACGCTGACTTTTGCATCCGCTCTTGAGTATGTCGGATGGCCTAAATCTCTTTCTGTTGCCATTGGTGGTGGCGTTGGGTTGATCGGTGTCGATGCTATTCGTGGGGCTGCAATGAGTGTAATCGGTAATAAGTTTGGTGGCTCTAAGGAGTAATTTATGCAGGTACTAAATTCCCAGCGTAAAGCTTTCCTTGATATGGTGGCTTGGTCAGAAGGAACGGATAACGGACGACAACCGACACGTAACCACGGTTATGACGTTATTGTCGGTGGTGAACTCTTCACTGATTACTCCGATCACCCTCGCAAACTTGTCACGCTAAACCCGAAACTCAAGTCAACAGCCGCCGGACGTTACCAGCTTCTTTCACGCTGGTGGGATGCTTACCGTAAACAGCTTGGCCTGAAAGATTTTTCTCCAGAAAGCCAGGACGCTGTAGCTCTGCAGCAGATTAAAGAGCGTGGCGCTTTACCGATGATTGACCGCGGCAATATTCGTCAGGCAATCGACCGTTGCAGCAATATCTGGGCGTCGTTACCAGGTGCAGGTTACGGTCAGTATGAACATAAAATCGGCGACCTGATTGCCCGATTTAAAGAGGCTGGTGGGGTAGTAAATGAAGCTGAGATATAAGCTGGTTATTGTTGCCTTCTTTGTTACCGTCATTGGTTCCTTCATCTGGTCTGTCGGGCATTACTACAGCAAATATCAGCACGAAAAGGAGCGTGCTGATGAGGCTGTACGAAATGCTGAATCGGCAACTGCCATTACCAATAACGTCCTGCAATCAATACAAATCGTAAATACAGCACTGGAGGCTAGCCAGCATGCAAAACAACAAATCGCACTGGAGTCACAGAGAACCCAGGAAGATATCAAAGTGGCTGTTGCGAATGATGATTGCGCTTCACGTCCTGTGCCTGCTGCCGCTACTGACCGGTTGCGGAAGTACGCGGACAGTTTACGTGAGCACCCCAGTAGCACCACTGTCAACCACCCTAACTTCTGAAACACCGATTCCAATTATACCTAGTCCACTGACATATGGTGCTAGCCTAGACCTGAATGCAAGTTTGTTATCTGCATTAGGGCAGTGCAATAGAGATAAAAAGGCTATCCGCAGTATAAACAATGCTAGATGAAGATTTTAATTTAAATTGAAGATGCCTATTACTAGACATCTTTATAATTTATGCTCAAACCAAAGTGGATTTGTAATATTAAAGACTATTTAGGAGACTCTGAATAATAGGCCATAAAGTTAATGTGTTTGCACCAGCTGAGTAAAATCGCTCCATCAGTTGTAGAGGTGTTGATGACTGATTAAACTTGATATCATTTAAAATGTCGTATATTTCTTGTAGCTTCTCTGCACCAAGTTTATCGTTAATTTCACTTAAGTTATTTTGTATGGCGATTTCTGCTTCTTTTATAAGCCGAACTGTTTCTGCTGAGTAATGAATATTGTTGGAAAGAAAAGTATTAGCTGAATCAATAATTTCATAACCAACATCAGCACCAAATGATTTGTTTCCAATTATTTTGATGTTTTCGCATCCCTCAATGCGATAAGCAACGGTTTTCTTTTCACTCATGTTATAACCTGTGTTTAGTTACTTTTATTAGAACCTTGTTATCAGATTTTTCTCATAAAGGAAAGAGTGAAAGAGAAAAATGAATCTCTTTTGTCAAATATGTCTATCAGATTAAAGAGAGTATTTTATGCCAGCACTGATACCTAGAGCCTGCCGTGTTCGCGGCTGCCACCATACCACTACTGACCCGTCAGGCTATTGTGAAAGCCATAAAAGCGAAGGCTGGAAGCAATACAAGCCAGGCCAGTCCCGTCATCAGCGCGGCTACGGTTCGAAGTGGGACAGTATCCGCGCGCGCGTCCTGAAGCGTGACAAAGGTTTATGTCAGTTATGTCTGCGTGCCGGTGTGGTGCGTGAAGCTAAAACCGTTGACCACATCATCCCTAAAGCGCATGGCGGCACCGATGCAGACAGTAATCTGCAGAGCCTGTGCTGGCCGTGCCATAAGACGAAGACGGCCCGTGAACGGCTAAAGTGATAATAATTCTCAACTGCCTGAGGGGAGGGGCGGGTCAAATCCCTGTGGCCTGACGTCTTCCGGACTGCCCGCCCCATCGTTTTTTTATACCCGCGAAAAATGAAATTTAACCAGGAGTGCCGCATATGGCTGGAACGGCGGGGCGTTCCGGGCGTCGCCCCAAGCCAACGGCGCGCAAGGCGCTGGCCGGAAACCCCGGCAAGCGAGCCCTGAATAAAGATGAACCTGTTTTTACGCCCATCAAAGGTGTTGAGCCACCGGAGTGGTTCGCTGAAGAAGATCTCCCTCTCGCTACGATCATGTGGCAACTGACAACTAAAGAACTCTGCGGTCAGGGCCTGCTGTGCGTGACTGACCTCGCGGTGCTTGAGCGGTGGTGCGTGGCCTACGAGTTCTGGCGACGTGCCGTGAAAAATATTGCCAGACAGGGCAACACCATCACCGGTGCAATGGGCGGTATGGTCAAAAATCCGGAGCTGACCGCCAAAAAAGAACAGGAGTCCGAGATGAGCAGTACGGGGGCAATGCTCGGACTCGACCCCAGCAGCCGCCAGCGTCTGATTGGCCTGGCGGGGCAGAAGAAAGCCACTAAACCGCGCAGAAGGATAAGTTCGGCGCGGGTAAGAACGGTTTTACCCGTGGTAACCCCCAGACTGGCACACCTGCCACCGATCTGGATGATGACTACTTTGATATGTTGCAGGAAGAACTCTGCAGCGTGGTGGAGGCATCCGGTGCCAGCCTGGAGAAGGGGCGAAACGACCAGTTGCTTACCGCGCTTCGTGCTCTGCTGTTAAGCCGCAAGAATCCGTTTGGTGATATCAAATCGGATGGCACGGTGAAAACGGCTCTCGAAAACCTTGGTTTGGGAGAAGCGGCAAAACGGAATGTGGGCAACGGGGAAAACCAAATCCCTGATATGTCTTTCTGGACGGTTACTGGTGGCAATGGAAATTTTGTGATTCGTCAACCTGACGGGCTAATCATCCAGATGGTTACTGTAAGTATAAGCGGCCCAGTGGCGATGAATGGAATGACTGATAATGCTTATGCCATCACAGGTTCTAATAAGTCTTATATTGCCACAGCCACATTGCCCTTTGTATTTCCTAATAAGGTGCTGGGCGTTATCCCTCTGGTATCAACAACAACCTATGGTGGTGTATCCAGTAATATTACAGGTTCATACGCGACGGCGGTTTGTTCTTTTGCCGCTGTCCGGGGGAATAATACGATTGTATTCAAAGTCGACAAACCACTGAATGCAGCCTTTCCTTCAGATACCAGCGTCTCAGCGTTAATCATTGGACGGTAATAATGAACTCAGTATTCTTTTCACCCGGAAGTAAAAGTTTTTATCTACAAGAATTGTTTCCAGAATATGAGGATGCGGGAACGCTTCCAGATGATGTTATTGAAATTACCCGAGAAACATATGAGCAATTTCTTGGGCTGCATCCAGAAGGGAAAGAAATTGGCGCTGACAGTTCAGGACGGCCAGTATGGATTAATTCCCCACCCCCTTCAAAAGAGGATGAGGTGTTGACGGCTGAAATGAAAAAAATATCTTTGGTTTCAGAAGTCAATACCTACATCAATACCCATCAGTGGCCTGGCAAAGCTGCTATTGGTCGTCTGAAAGGTGACGAGCTGGAACAATATAATTTATGGCTGGATTATCTGGACGCACTGGAACTGGTTGATACCTCCAGTGCTCCAGATATTGAATGGCCTACGCCTCCGGCAGTTCAGGCCAGATGACATCCGGCGCGGTGCTGGTATCTGTTGCCGTCACCGTGTCAATGTAATCCAGCACAGCGTTAAGGCGGGTGATTTCTGCCTGCGTCAGCTTCCGCCCGGCCTGCAATTTCAGCTGAATCAGACTGATGGAAGCCATAGCAGCATCAATCAGCGACTGGCGCTGTGTTTCTGCCACGTCTACTGCGGCGCTATGCTGTGCCTCAGTATCGGTCACCCATTTCTCACCATCCCATTTATCGAATGGCGTTAACGGGGCGATAGTAGTTGTATTTTCAGGGTAATCACCCGGAGCTGTGATTTCTTTTGATTCTCCTGTTTCAGTGCTATATACCGTTTCACCGCGATGATCTGGCACATATTCCCATGAGTTAAAATCTGCAGAACGGCAAATTGCATAACCAGCTTTATATGAGCCAGGAGCATCTAAACAGGAACATGCCGGAATACCGACGCCAACCGCAAGATATTCAGTTGATGTGGAAATATATTCCCGCGTTTCACCATCATAATTATAAATGGTAATGTCTCCCGCTTTTATGGCAATGAGTTCGTTATTTAATACGGCTTTATTCATCAGGCAGCCCTCACGATATAATTAAAGGCAATGTTACGAGGACGGTTTTCGTTTGCAGTTGGAACAATTCTTGAAGCATCAAGGCCAATCACTTTTGGGTAAACACCGCCCTCGGACCTTTCTGTCACCATACTTCTGACTAAGGAGAAATAACTATTGTTCGTTGAGGGGTTCAAAGGCACTACTGCCCCCTTAAACGAGCCTACTGATTCCCATATTGAATAATTTTCGGTGTTTACAGTCTTGAACTCACCATAGATATTACGTATGGCATCGCCCTGAGCTGATAATATTGCCCTCCCCGTATCCATACCACGTCCGTCATCCCAGCCACGAATAAACTCACCACGTAAATCAGGCAATTTATTTGTCGGGTAAGCCTTTGCCAGTTCCGGGTATTCTTCAACAGAAAAAGCTGCTCCGTTGCATTTCAGCCAGCCTGTTGGCGGAGTGGCTGAGGGCCACGGAACAGGTACGCCAACAGGCAATGCTGAGCCTTCTCCTAAACCAAGGTTTTCGAGAGCCGTTTTCACCGTGCCATCCGATTTGATATCACCAAACGGATTCTTGCGGCTTAACAGCAGAGCACGAAGCGCGGTAAGCAACTGGTCGTTTCGCCCCTTCTCCAGGCTGGCACCGGATGCCTCCACCACGCTGCAGAGTTCTTCCTGCAACATATCAAAGTAGTCATCATCCAGATCGGTGGCAGGTGTGCCAGTCTGGGGGTTACCACGGGTAAAACCGTTCTTACCCGCGCCGAACTTATCCTTCTGCGCGGTTTAGTGGCTTTCTTCTGCCCCGCCAGGCCAATCAGACGCTGGCGGCTGCTGGGGTCGAGTCCGAGCATTGCCCCCGTACTGCTCATCTCGGACTCCTGTTCTTTTTTGGCGGTCAGCTCCGGATTTTTGACCATACCGCCCATTGCACCGGTGATGGTGTTGCCCTGTCTGGCAATATTTTTCACGGCACGTCGCCAGAACTCGTAGGCCACGCACCACCGCTCAAGCACCGCGAGGTCAGTCACGCACAGCAGGCCCTGACCGCAGAGTTCTTTAGTTGTCAGTTGCCACATGATCGTAGCGAGAGGGAGATCTTCTTCAGCGAACCACTCCGGTGGCTCAACACCTTTGATGGGCGTAAAAACAGGTTCATCTTTATTCAGGGCTCGCTTGCCGGGGTTTCCGGCCAGCGCCTTGCGCGCCGTTGGCTTGGGGCGACGCCCGGAACGCCCCGCCGTTCCAGCCATATGCGGCACTCCTGGTTAAATTTCATTTTTCGCGGGTATAAAAAAACGATGGGGCGGGCAGTCCGGAAGACGTCAGGCCACAGGGATTTGACCCGCCCCTCCCCTCAGGCAGTTGAGAATTATTATCACTTTAGCCGTTCACGGGCCGTCTTCGTCTTATGGCACGGCCAGCACAGGCTCTGCAGATTACTGTCTGCATCGGTGCCGCCATGCGCTTTAGGGATGATGTGGTCAACGGTTTTAGCTTCACGCACCACACCGGCACGCAGACATAACTGACATAAACCTTTGTCACGCTTCAGGACGCGCGCGCGGATACTGTCCCACTTCGAACCGTAGCCGCGCTGATGACGGGACTGGCCTGGCTTGTATTGCTTCCAGCCTTCGCTTTTATGGCTTTCACAATAGCCTGACGGGTCAGTAGTGGTATGGTGGCAGCCGCGAACACGGCAGGCTCTAGGTATCAGTGCTGGCATAAAATACTCTCTTTAATCTGATAGACATATTTGACAAAAGAGATTCATTTTTCTCTTTCACTCTTTCCTTTATGAGAAAAATCTGATAACAAGGTTCTAATAAAAGTAACTAAACACAGGTTATAACATGAGTGAAAAGAAAACCGTTGCTTATCGCATTGAGGGATGCGAAAACATCAAAATAATTGGAAACAAATCATTTGGTGCTGATGTTGGTTATGAAATTATTGATTCAGCTAATACTTTTCTTTCCAACAATATTCATTACTCAGCAGAAACAGTTCGGCTTATAAAAGAAGCAGAAATCGCCATACAAAATAACTTAAGTGAAATTAACGATAAACTTGGTGCAGAGAAGCTACAAGAAATATACGACATTTTAAATGATATCAAGTTTAATCAGTCATCAACACCTCTACAACTGATGGAGCGATTTTACTCAGCTGGTGCAAACACATTAACTTTATGGCCTATTATTCAGAGTCTCCTAAATAGTCTTTAATATTACAAATCCACTTTGGTTTGAGCATAAATTATAAAGATGTCTAGTAATAGGCATCTTCAATTTAAATTAAAATCTTCATCTAGCATTGTTTATACTGCGGATAGCCTTTTTATCTCTATTGCACTGCCCTAATGCAGATAACAAACTTGCATTCAGGTCTAGGCTAGCACCATATGTCAGTGGACTAGGTATAATTGGAATCGGTGTTTCAGAAGTTAGGGTGGTTGACAGTGGTGCTACTGGGGTGCTCACGTAAACTGTCCGCGTACTTCCGCAACCGGTCAGTAGCGGCAGCAGGCACAGGACGTGAAGCGCAATCATCATTCGCAACAGCCACTTTGATATCTTCCTGGGTTCTCTGTGACTCCAGTGCGATTTGTTGTTTTGCATGCTGGCTAGCCTCCAGTGCTGTATTTACGATTTGTATTGATTGCAGGACGTTATTGGTAATGGCAGTTGCCGATTCAGCATTTCGTACAGCCTCATCAGCACGCTCCTTTTCGTGCTGATATTTGCTGTAGTAATGCCCGACAGACCAGATGAAGGAACCAATGACGGTAACAAAGAAGGCAACAATAACCAGCTTATATCTCAGCTTCATTTACTACCCCACCAGCCTCTTTAAATCGGGCAATCAGGTCGCCGATTTTATGTTCATACTGACCGTAACCTGCACCTGGTAACGACGCCCAGATATTGCTGCAACGGTCGATTGCCTGACGAATATTGCCGCGGTCAATCATCGGTAAAGCGCCACGCTCTTTAATCTGCTGCAGAGCTACAGCGTCCTGGCTTTCTGGAGAAAAATCTTTCAGGCCAAGCTGTTTACGGTAAGCATCCCACCAGCGTGAAAGAAGCTGGTAACGTCCGGCGGCTGTTGACTTGAGTTTCGGGTTTAGCGTGACAAGTTTGCGAGGGTGATCGGAGTAATCAGTGAAGAGTTCACCACCGACAATAACGTCATAACCGTGGTTACGTGTCGGTTGTCGTCCGTTATCCGTTCCTTCTGACCAAGCCACCATATCAAGGAAAGCTTTACGCTGGGAATTTAGTACCTGCATAAATTACTCCTTAGAGCCACCAAACTTATTACCGATTACACTCATTGCAGCCCCACGAATAGCATCGACACCGATCAACCCAACGCCACCACCAATGGCAACAGAAAGAGATTTAGGCCATCCGACATACTCAAGAGCGGATGCAAAAGTCAGCGTCAGAGCACCACAGAGCAAAATCTCGAGTGTTTTTCGTTTCCAGCCCCCACCACCGCCAAAATATGCAATGCGCAAGCCAGCCATAACAATCGACATAATCACTGCGCCCAGCGGTGTGTCTCCACGCCACCAGCTCTGGACCAAGTCCAGCCAGGTATTTGGGTTATGAGGCATTTCGTCATCTCTCACCTCGCGATATTTGCGGGTACTGTGAAATAAAAAAGCCGCCAATTATTTGGCGGCTTTCAATAAAAAAGAAAATGTTATCGGGGAAGGTGTTGCTTTGGTCCTTCCCAACTGAAGGAATTAAAAACTTTTTGGATTAAATTTTGCAACTTTGCCAAAGACTCTGTCGAAATATCTACTTCACCATAATAGCCATCAGCCATAGTGCACCCAAATTTAGTTCCGAATAAGTTATTCAACATCAATGCCCCCTGAGGTGCAACAACATGAATATTATTTACAGGTTTGAGTTTTATTGGCTTTGGTTCTTTCTCTGCACCAAGCCCACGAACTCTGTCTTCCATGTGTTGAGCTGAATTCCTTACCTTTCTTAAATTCGGAAAGTCTTTAGAAAGCTGTTCATGCAATTTTTTAATGTTCTCTGGCGCGCCATTTTCTTTTGAAATTACCTTTAAAAATTTATCAATAGCATCCAAAGCGTAGAGAAATGATTTTGCATGTAAGAAGATCAATCTGTGTTGATGAGCCAACGGATATTCACCGTTATTCCATTTTTCTCTTTTTAGACGTAGCTCGACCTCTGAAAAAACCTGTTCTGAATATTCATAAGGTTGATAACCAAACTCTTTACGAACCAGCATTTCCAGTGCTTGTCGTTTCTGTACATCAGCTTGCCATGTCTGAGAAATATTATCGAATTTACTGTTATTCTTAGTTCTTTCCTGTTCGAATAAATTTAATGCTACATTAGCATCATAAAATGCAGTTTCTAAATGGGATAATAAGTTATTAAACGTCCATTCTAACTCTCTGTTTTCAAACTTAAGATTACTGCCTGGCTTGATTAACTCAAAAACATACATTTTTTCGACCCCTAGTTGTATGGTCGAATAATTATATTACTAATTAATACCGTCATTCTGTTTTTACACAATAAAAAACCCGCTCAATGGCGAGTTCTTGAAGGTTATCAACAGCAGATACATAAAGCCCATCGTTGAGAAAATCTTATCCATGTTTTTTTGAAAATTGCAAGCATGATGTCACCATTTTCGGCGAAGATCACTTATCTTGTCACCTTTCTCAATTGTGCTTCAGCGTAAGATTCCTCCTGCCAGCACTTTGTAACCAGTTTATCAATGACATCTGCATATCCTTTGTACCACTGATAATCCGTCAGGTCTGGTACCAGTTTCTGGACATGATGCCGCGCCAGTGTGGTTGGTAAACGACTAAACCGTTTTCCATTGCAACGCCCACAAATCTTATAAACAGGCGTACCATGAAGCCGGGTTCTTTTTTCATCCAGGACAATACCTTTACCCTTACACCCTCTGCACGCTGTGCTGACTTCTCCCTTACCATGACAATGCTGACATAGTTCCTTCACCCACTCTTCCTTGATAACAGACTCCCCGCTTCTGGAGTGTTTCACCACTTCGCGCAATACATTATGAAATCCAGTACCAGCACAATGCTCACAGCGAGCCTTACTTGCCGCAGACCTGGAATAATCAGCAAAGGCAAAATTCACAAGGTAAGGAATGATCTGTAGCCGGGTTTCTTCACTCAATTTATTCAATGTCGGGTTATCCAGTGCCATCGCGTAATTGAGCAGACCTTCAATCGCAAACTGAGGATCCTGAACACCAACTTTTGCCAGGAATAAGGCAAACCCAAGCGGTGCTTTCGACTGCACCATCCCCTGCGCAGCCATCACATCCGTAATCGTTAAACCACCAGAGCCTGTCGCCGGTGCGTCATCGCTCAGTTTTGGAGATTTCGGGGAGTAATATTTCGGTAAGGCTTCAAGGTTCATGCTCGTTCTCCACTTACGCCAGTACGCCTATTGCCAGCGCACGATCGATAAAACGAAATATCAGCTCCAGCTGGGAACCATACTTCTCTTCAAATGCCACGGTACACCAGTTCTTTGCAGACATACGTCCCCTGGTTATTTCCGCCACGAATAACGTTAACTGGCTCTATATTGACCGAGTTGCAAATCTGCAACTCGCTTATTAAACGTTCAGTTTGCTCATTGCGGAGCCAGAATGCAGGCTTATGCTTATCCAGAGAACCGGCAGCCCTGTGCAGATCGTTCAGGCTGTAACGCCCATAAGTATCACGACGAACTTCAATACCATCAATGACCATCAGATTATTCATACTTCGTTTCTCCTCTTGATCAGGCGGCTGCACCCGCCGTTTTCTCGTACTTACTGATAGTGATCTCGACCTTCCCTTCCGGGATAACCGGTCCCCACTCCACCAGCATTCTTTTCACCTGACTGTCGTCTTCCCACACACCCGCGTGGGTCAGGGCGTCAAACAGCGCCTTGTTATAGTTGTCCAGATCGCGGATCCGGTTATCCGGAGGAAACAACACGATCTCCACTGAAGCAGGTGCCGACGTTGGTTTCGGCAGACGACGTAACTGCTCAACTATTGCTGCGCACGCCGCGCTCTGGAATTTTCGCCCCGCCGCGCTTATCAGACTCTTACCAGCAAACGCCCCTTTGTTGGGGTGTCGCCAGTACGTGTTCACGCTGGGCGGGAAAGGCAAGATCAGCTTCATACTTTCAGGCCTCTCTCATGTAACCAGTGGGCTGCACGCAGCCTGGCGTTTTCCTCACCGGCAAGCAGTGCGCGGATAATCCCGACCGCCTCGCTGTCGTCGTCCTTCACCGCGGTATGAAGCGTTATCCCCCGGGCCACGCCACGCTTTATCGTGATGACGCCTTTTTTCTCCAGTGCACGAAGATGCTCTACCGCTGCATTCACTGAACGGCAGGCGTGGGAAATGTCTGCGTGTATCTCCTTCACAACGGTGAGCCACACGCCCACTCTGACGTAACTTGCTTGCTGACTGCAGAACGCGCTGCCGTGAGTAACCTGCAAAAGCATCCGCAATGTCTCCGGAAGTACACCCCGGATGGGCTTCAATGAATTTCTGAACTTCATTCAAAAGACTCATGATCACCCCCTGAATCCTGCCGGGATCTGGCTGTAGTCCACGTTGTCGTAACTGGATTTGAAGTACGGGTCTTCGCGTTTTTCGGTGTACGTGCTGACGGACGGTGATAAGCGCAGGGAAAGCTCATCCCATTTTTCCCGCAGCTTCGACGGGCTGAGCACGTTACGGCACCAGAACGGATCGCGGCTGACGCGGCTGTACATCTCGCAGATTTGTTTGTGAGTACGACCATCCTGCACACACATTAGGCGAATTTCGTTTGCCCAGGCTGTCCAGTTCGGTTCTTTGGGACGAACCACCTCGCCGTCACATTCGGCGGCTTGCTCGTACAGGGCGATGATTTTTTTCCAGAGCCACTGTTCGCAGGTCAAATCATCCTGCGTTCCCCACTGGCGCTTTTTAGGGCTGAATACAACCGCATCAGGATGGCGAGTTAAAAAATCCTGTTCATCCGTCTGCGTGTCCGGTTGCGAAGCGTCCGGACGAGAAGGTTTTTTATCTGACGGATCATGTTTTGATTTTACTGACGGATCCCCGCCAGATTCTGACGGGTGAAAACCCGCTTTTTTGCCAGATTTCGACGCATCAAATTTTGACGGGTCAGATTTTGATGCGTCAGATTTTGACGGGTCAGAATCTGACAGTTGAGAAAATGCCGCTGCCTGAAGCTTCGCAACGTTAAGCTGATAAACATTCGACGCATTGCGGTTACCCTGGCGACGCGCCTTACGCGTTAACCAGCCTTCTGCTTCCAGCCGTGCGATAGCCGTCCTGACGGTACTCATCCCCGCGCCAATCTGACGGGCAATGGTTTCAATTGATGGCCAGCACACACCTTCGTCATTACTGAAATCAGCCAGGCGGGCCATAATTGCCACGCTGGATAATTTCATGCCTGACGCTGCGCAACCATCCCATACATAGCCGGTTAATTTAGTGCTCATGACCGACCTCTATTTCCCTGAATTTACGACGAAACTGTTCGAGCGGGCTGAAGCACTCATGCTCATAGCCTTCACGGAGGTAGATAACCCGTTGTGTTTCCGGCTCCCAACGAATGACTCTGACGGGTACTCCGTAGTGATCTTTGAACCAGCGGTTAACTTGTCGCAAAGGACTGTCTCCTTTTGCCGGTTAAAATCACCCACAGCCCACTCTGCAAAGCTGTGGGTTACAATTACCCTGCCACCTGGTACATTTACTGCATAGCAATACTCCACCTTCGCTTTTCCACCCGGTACAGGAAGCGCAATCAGTTGCGAGCGACGGTAGTGTGTTGTTAAACTGTTCATGCGTTAGTTTCTCCACAGTCACGACACGCCACGGCGCCCAGAGCTGCACACTCGCGGGCGTCATTACTTTCTGAAATGCAAAAAATTTTGTAGACCAGTGCTGCATGCTCCTGCAGCTTCGAAATTGAGAGGTACAGCTCGTCGTTAATTGCTGTCTTCTCATGCGGTTCCACTACACCGTCTTCAATTGCTGAACGAATCTGTTTTGAATAACTGCCGATCTGTTCAATGACCTCCAGCAGGCGTTGGTTGATATCGGCGTTGTCCACATCCTCGACATCAGGAAGAGACACAAAGACGCCATTTGCAGACTGCGCCACAGCGTCAGCAATGAAGTGAGTTCCACCAGCACGTTGCAAAATCATTGCCCATCCCAGCGGGAAAATCTGATCGCCATCGGCACGAAGGCGGTTAAATAATGCGTTCTCTGTTACATCCAGCCAGTCAGCAGCTTCAGCGTACCCCCCCGGCAACGCTGCGATAGTTTTTCTGACAGCTTTCACGTACCACTCAGGCTGTTTTTCTACTTTCCAGTGATGCTTACCCACGGTTCACCTCCTGTTCCTGTGGTTTAAACCCATTCTGGTTTTGGCTAGATTGAAAACGTGCCGGATAAAGAATCTGCATTTCGCTGACTTCACCCTTAAAAAAATTGGCTAAACGTTCTGCAAGCTCGATAGATGGAATCTGCTCCAGCCTCTCAATACGACTCAACGTCGCTGGATTGACTTGAACACCCGCAGCAACATGCTGCAAAGTGAAACCATGCGCCTTACGCACATTTCGTAATGGTGATTGCATACGCCCTCCAAATATTGCGCGTTATGCATGTTATTTCACGCAATTATTTTGCGCAAGTTGATTTGCTTATCACGCAATAAAGAAATGTAATAAACGCATGAACATAGGAAACCGAGTCAGACAACTTCGCCAAGCGAAGAACATGAAAATCGCCGATCTCGCTGAAGCGATAGGAGTAGATGCGGCGAACATCTCGCGCTTAGAAACGGGTAAGCAAAAACAATTTACCGAACAAACACTGAGTAATATTGCCAAGAGCTTAGGTGTTGATATTGCTGATCTCTTTACCTCTGCCCACAAAAGTAATACTGTATATAAAAACAGTAATAATGAGGATGTTGCGCAGGTGAAGGATGTGTTCCGTATTGAAATGCTGGATATCAGTGCCAGTGCGGGAAATGGCCTTATCCAGGGCGGTGATGTCATTGATGTGATTCATGCCATCGAATACAGAACTGATAATGCTGTATCAATGTTCGGCGGACGACCAGCCAATCACATCAAAGTTATCAACGTTCGTGGGGACAGTATGTGTCCAACCATTGAGCCAGGAGATCTCATCTTCGTTGATGTCAGCATCAATCAGTTTGATGGTGATGGTATATATGTCTTTGGTTTTGATGACAAAATATACGTTAAAAGACTTCAAATGATTCCTGACAAACTGCTGGTGATTTCTGATAACCAGATTTACCGTGAATGGGGAATTACTAGCGAAAACGAACACCGATTCATGGTCTTTGGAAAGGTCTTAATCAGTCAGTCGCAAACCCTTAAGAGACATAATTAACCTCAATATCCCATCCATCGGCCACCGAAAGGTGGCTTTTTATTACCTATAAATTTGCATATCTCGCAAATACCACTTGCATATCTCGCAATTTAATTTTATCTTTTGTTCCAGACCAACTACAGGATTACAACAAAATCTGGTTGCAACACGGTGCATGTGTCGTAAGCAGTCAGTAAATGTCAAAAACGAACAGGCAGGACGCCCACGAAGTAGCCGCCTGGGGCATATGAAGTCCAGGATGATTCGTTAGCAACAAAAAAGCGCCCTACAGGACGCTTAGCTCTTTAACAATCTGGTCCCCATCAACAAGTAACTGATAACTTGAGGAGATGTGAAATGCACAAAACAGAACCCAAAATCGTCGCGCCTGGCTACACAGATGAGGAAATTTATGAGTGGATGACAAAGAAGCTGGCAGCTATAAACCAGCTTCGTGAAGTGCTGTCTTATCGACAGGAAACAATAGACTCCTTAAAAAAACTGGATCAGGAAATCACGGTTTTATCACAGGATGTTACTTTAGATATTGTGCAGACAAATTAGGATCCCATTCATTTTCGTCAAAATCATCAAAGTGATGAATTTGTGATCTCCAGTCTCGATAATCTAAAAATTTCTGGGCGGTTACGCTTATTTTATCAAGTGTGAGTTCATCCTGAATTGAAAGAAGAAGTTCATCAAATTTCATCTCATTAATCTGTTTTGGCATCCAGTGATGCTTCATCAGAATAAGGTGAACCAGAGCCTTTTTCCCATTCAACTGATTATAGGGAGTGCCGAATTTCTTCCGGTGCTCATGTAAGACAAGGTCCAGAAGAGTAAGTAATGTTGCCCTTGATTCAACTTTGCTTATTTCGACTGATGACACTACCCCACTGATTTCAATGCCCCGATACTTTCCAACATTTTCACAGTGGGATTTGTACAGCGTATAGATATTACCGGACATTTCTTTTCCTTTTGCGTTGTTGGGGATAACCAGATTAACCGAATCCTTGTTGTTGGGGAATAACTAGGTCCACCTCGCCTGATGTGGCTAAAAGCAGGCACATAACAGCTAAGTATTTTCAACCAGAGAGAATCCTTAGCGTTGTGGTGAATGCGGCTCAGCGCACGCGGGTTAAGGTTGAGGCTGACAGTCGACCTTCTGTGGATACCCACCCGCCTGGTGTGCAACCTTCGCCAGGCACCGGGAGGCACCCGGCACCACAACTTTATGCTGTGTGTAGTCTTGGCGGTACCAGCTTGTACCCTTGCTTCCGGCTGGTACCGTCCTTTTTACAAAACAGAGAAGAGCATCACCGGACGACGGGCTCATAACCCAATCCATCCGGGCGGCAGCCACCGCAGGTGTTCTTCTCTGTTTTGTGGAGAAACTAACCGACCTTGCAGGGTCGATATGATGAGGAGCAGCAAAATGGCTAGCGAACGCAGTACTGATGTGCAGGCATTTATCGGGGAGCTGGACGGCGGCGTATTTGAAACCAAAATCGGCGCAGTTCTCAGTGAAGTCGCTTCCGGTGTGATGAACACGAAAACCAAAGGTAAGGTCTCGCTCAACCTGGAAATCGAACCGTTTGATGAGAACCGAGTGAAAATCAAACACAAACTCTCATATGTTCGCCCGACTAACCGCGGGAAAATTTCCGAAGAAGACACCACCGAAACGCCGATGTATGTCAATCGCGGTGGTCGCCTGACTATTCTGCAGGAAGACCAGGGACAGTTGCTGACTCTTGCCGGTGAACCTGACGGAAAACTCCGCGCAGCAGGTCGTTAATATCGTTTTTAATTAACTGATTATTTATCTCATCACTGAATATCTTTATATAGTGAGGACTTATTATGTCTCAGAACTTAGACGCAACCGCAATTAATCAAATCCATGCCCTTATTTCTGCTCAGGGTGTTAATGAAATTATCAGTAAGATTGGTGCCGATGCTGTGGCATTGCCTGAGAATTTCCGCATTCATGATCTGGAAAAATTTAATTTAAATCGCTTCCGTTTCCGTGGTGCGCTTTCCACTGCCAGCATCGATGACTTTACCCGTTATTCTAAAGATCTTGCAGATGAAGGCACCCGCTGCTTTATCGATGCTGATAATATGCGTGCCGTCAGTGTGCTTAACCTGGGTACTATTGATGAACCAGGTCACGCAGATAACACCGCCACACTCAAACTGAAAAAGACAGCACCGTTCTCTGCTCTGTTGTCTGTTAACGGCGAGCGTAACTCCCAGAAGTCACTGGCAGAATGGATTGAAGACTGGGCCGACTACCTTGTGGGCTTTGATGCTAATGGTGACGCCATTCAGGCAACAAAAGCGGCTGCGGCAATCCGTAAAATCACGATTGAAGCAAACCAGACCGCTGATTTTGAAGATAATGACTTCAGCGGCAAACGCTCCCTGATGGAATCTGTCGAAGCGAAGACCAAAGACATTATGCCAGTGGCATTTGAATTTAAATGCGTTCCGTTTGAAGGTCTGAAAGAACGTCCGTTTAAATTACGCCTCAGCATTATCACTGGCGATCGTCCTGTACTGGTTCTGCGCATTATTCAGCTGGAAGCAGTGCAGGAAGATATGGCTAACGAATTTCGTGATCTGCTTGTTGAGAAATTCAAAGACAGCAAAGTAGAAACCTTTATTGGTACTTTCACCGCCTGATTTCATTACTGCAAATGCCCCTGCGGGGGCATTTATGGAAACGTAATTAACTCAATAATCACCGGATGGTGAGGGCTTCCTTTTACCCAAACTCAGCGCGGTGCAGCGCATATACGTGGAGAACAAAATGTCATTTATTAAAACTTTTTCCGGGAAGCATTTTTATTATGACAGGATAAATAAAGACGACATCGTTATTAACGATATCGCGATTTCCCTTTCAAATATCTGTCGCTTTGCAGGACATCTTTCACACTTCTACAGTGTCGCCCAACATGCGGTGCTTTGCAGCCAGCTGGTGCCACAGGAATTTGCTTTTGAAGCTTTAATGCATGATGCAACAGAAGCATATTGCCAGGACATCCCCGCACCACTGAAACGACTTCTTCCTGACTATAAACGGATGGAAGAAAAAATAGACGCCGTAATCCGTGAGAAATACGGGTTACCTCCTGTTATGAGCACGCCAGTGAAATATGCCGATCTCATTATGCTGGCAACCGAACGCCGCGATCTCGGGCTTGATGATGGCTCTTTCTGGCCTGTACTGGAAGGTATCCCGGCAACAGAGATGTTCAAAGTGATTCCACAGGCACCGGGCCATGCCTACGGGATGTTTATGGAACGTTTTAACGAGTTATCGGAGTTACGCAAATGCGCATGAATGTTTTCGAAATGGAAGGGTTTCTTCGTGGGAGATGTGTACCGCGAGATCTGAAAGTGAATGAAACAGATGCTGAATACCTGGTGCGTAAATTCGATGCGCTTGAAGCTAAATGTGCAGCACAGGAAAACAAAGTAATACCAGTGTCAACTGAACTGCCACCAGCAAATGAAAGTGTTTTGTTATTCGATGCTAACGGAGAAGGCTGGCTAATTGGCTGGCGTTCTCTCTGGTACACCTGGGGACAAAAAGAAACCGGAGAATGGCAGTGGACATTTCAGGTCGGGGACCTTGAAAACGTCAATATCACTCACTGGGCAGTAATGCCAAAAGCACCGGAGGCTGGAGCATAATGACCACTTTTACCGACAAAGAACTGATTAAAGAAATTAAAGAGCGTATCAGCAGCCTTGACGTGCGAGACGATATTGAGCGCCGTGCTTATGAAATCGCACTCCTATCTCTGGAAGTAGAACCAGATGAACGCGAAGCTTATGAATTATTCATGGAAAAGCGTTTCGGTGACTTAGTAGATCGTCGGAGAGCAAAAAACGGCGATAACGAATACATGGCATGGGATATGACTCTCGGTTGGATCGTCTGGCAGCAACGAGCAGGTATCCATTTTTCAACAATGTCACAACAAGAGGTGAAATAATGGAGCCATACAGCCTCACACTCGATGAGGCCTGTCATTTTCTCAAGATATCCAGACCGACTGCCATTAACTGGATACGCACGGGGCGTCTTCAGGCAACACGCAAAGATCCCACTAAGAATAAATCTCCTTACCTCACAACACGACAAGCCTGCATTGCGGCTCTTCAGTCTCCGCTGCATACTGTCCAGGTGAGCGCGGGTGATGGCATAACAGAGGAAAGAAAATGTCACTCTTCCGCAGAGGTGAAATATGGTACGCCAGTTTCACATTGCCGAACGGTAAAAGATTTAAACAGTCTCTTGGAACAAAGGACAAAAGGCAGGCGACAGAACTCCATGACAAGCTAAAGGCTGAAGCATGGCGGGTCAGCAAACTTGGTGAAATACCTGATATAACGTTCGAGGAAGCGTGTGTCAGGTGGCTTGAAGAGAAAGCACATAAAAAATCACTGGACGATGACAAAAGCCGGATCGGATTCTGGCTTCAACATTTCGCAGGAATGCAACTAAGAGACATTACTGAATCAAAAATTTATTCAGCAATGCAGAAAATGACAAACCGGCGTCATGAGGAAAACTGGAAACTCAGGGCAGAAGCATGCAGAAAAAAAGGGAAACCTGTTCCAGAATACACGCCAAAACCAGCGTCCGTTGCAACGAAGGCTACGCATCTTTCATTTATAAAGGCCCTACTAAGAGCCGCAGAGCGTGAATGGAAAATGCTGGATAAGGCACCAATTATTAAAGTGCCTCAACCAAAGAATAAACGGATCCGCTGGCTGGAGCCCCATGAAGCACAAAGGCTGATTGATGAATGTCCGGAGCCATTAAAGTCTGTTGTTGAATTTGCACTGGCAACAGGCTTAAGACGCTCGAACATCATCAACCTTGAATGGCAACAAATAGATATGCAGCGCCGGGTGGCATGGATAAACCCGGAAGAGAGTAAATCAAACCGCGCAATTGGCGTTGCGCTGAATGATACTGCATGTCGCGTATTGAAAAAACAAATCGGGAATCATCACCGTTGGGTATTTGTGTACAAGGAAAGCTGTACCAAACCAGACGGAACGAAAGCGCCAACAGTAAGGAAGATGCGGTATGACGCAAACACAGCCTGGAAAGCGGCGCTGAGACGGGCTGGTATTGATGATTTCAGATTTCACGACTTGAGACACACCTGGGCAAGTTGGCTGGTTCAAGCCGGAGTCCCGTTGTCAGTGTTACAGGAAATGGGAGGCTGGGAGTCTATCGAAATGGTTCGTCGATATGCTCACCTTGCACCTAATCACCTTACCGAACACGCACGGCAAATAGACTCGATCCTGAACCCATCGGTCCCAAATTTGTCCCAGTCAAAAAATAAGGAAGGTACTAATGATGTGTAACTTATTGATTTTAATGGTGCCGATAATAGGAGTCGAACCTACGACCTTCGCATTACGAATGCGCTGCTCTACCAACTGAGCTATATCGGCCCTGAAAGGACATGTTCACGAACGTGAATCACGGTGGACAAGGTTAAAACTAACCGGGCGATGCGTCAATGGCCTTGTGAATCAAATGGCTACTTTTGCATCACCCGGTTTTATTTACGCACGAATGGTGTAATCACCAATGCCGATCCACTTGTAAGTGGTCAGTGCTTCCAGCCCCATTGGGCCACGCGCGTGGAGTTTTTGTGTGCTTACCGCCACTTCCGCACCCAGACCAAACTGGCCGCCGTCGGTAAAACGCGTAGAGGCGTTAACGTAAACAGCGGACGAATCCACTTCGTTAACAAAACGCTGGGCGTTGCGCATATCGCGGGTCAGGATCGCATCGGAGTGTTGTGTGCCGTGTTCACGAATATGGGCGATGGCATCGTCAAGATCGCTGACGATTTTGACGTTCAAATCTAATGACAGAAACTCATCGTCATACTCTTCGGCTTTAACAGCAACCACCTTCGCAGGGCCTGCCTGCAACTGCGCCAGTGCAGCTGCATCTGCGTGTAATGTCACGCCGCTTTCCGCCATTTGTTTGCTTAATGCGGGCAGGAAGCTATCGGCGATGTTTTTATTCACCAGCAACGTTTCAACCGTATTACATGTGCTCGGACGCTGAGTTTTCGCGTTGACGATCACTTTTAATGCTTCAGCGATCTCTACACTTTCATCAACGTAAATATGGCATACGCCTATACCACCTGTGATCACCGGGATTGTCGACTGTTCACGGCACAGTTTATGCAAACCAGCGCCACCACGCGGGATCAGCATGTCGATGTATTTATCCATACGCAGCATTTCACTGACCAGCGCACGGTCAGGATTATCAATCGCCTGCACGGCACCCGCCGGTAAGCCGCAGGATTTCAGGGCGTCCTGAATCACCGCCACCGTTGCAGCGTTAGTGCGACACGTTTCTTTGCCACCGCGCAGGATCACCGCATTACCGGTTTTCAGGCACAGCGAAGCGACATCAACCGTCACGTTCGGGCGCGCTTCATAAATCACGCCAATAACCCCCAGCGGTACGCGACGACGCTCAAGACGCAGGCCGCTGTCCAGTACGCCGCCATCGATTACCTGCCCCACCGGATCGGCGAGGTTGCACACCTGACGTACATCGTCGGCAATGCCTTTCAGCCGTGCGGGCGTCAGTGCCAGACGGTCAAGCATCGCTTCGCTAAGGCCATTGGCTCGCGCGTCAGCAACATCCTGGGCGTTAGCGTTGAGGATGATTTCGCTTTGTGCTTCCAGTTCATCGGCGATTTTTTCCAGCACGCGATTTTTTTCGCGGCTGGAGAGTTGCGCTAATTTATACGAGGCTTGCTTCGCGGCAATGCCCATTTGTTCCAGCAT